GATGTACCTTTCTGTGTTGCCAACAGTTTGTGACAAACGCAAATAGGCATCATTGGCAGCAGAAACATCCATGTTCTGCATTGCCTGATTCAGTGAATTTTGTTCCTGAATAGCCTGATTCAACTGCATACGCAACTGTTCCAGTTCTGCATTTGCATTGTCTGCCCCAACATTTACCGGGTTGTTCTCAATCTGCTGAATCCGCTGTTGAATTGCAGATAACCGCTGTTGCATGGTGTTCATATCCTGAACTGCTGCATCCGGCAGTATATCCATTCCCTGTGCGGTCTGTGAAATCCTTGCCTGTGTGGTGTTCAGTGTGTTCAACATATCGTTTGCACTCTGAACTTCTTGCTGAAATCGTTCAACACCTGTTCCTGTGAACACATCCATCCCGTCAGTTTCCCACTGAATAGGTACGTTGACAGGGTCAGGCGGTGCGTTTGGCTGAATTTCAGGTCTGATTGGTTCAGGATTTTCAACCAAAGGGTCAGGAAGTACCGGGTCAACAGGTACAGGAATCGGTTCTTGATTTCCACCATCCACAACAGGCGGTGCAATATCAGGTGCGTTCTGTCGGCTTGCTGCCTGATTCATTGCTTCAATGGCAGCGGTTGCCTGATTGATTTCATCCCTTGCACCTTCAATACTGCTTGTATCAATATCAGCGTTCATTGACTGCTGCATATCATACATTGCAGACACGGCAAGGTTCACTGAACTGATGATGTTGTTCAACACTCCGCTGAATTGGTCATTAAGTTCAATACCTGTCTGAATAGATGACACCTGTTTCACCGTCCTTTCTTAGTGTTTTTTCTTTGCCCTTGCTTCTGCCTTTTTCTTTTCCTTCTTGTCATGCTCTGCTTTCAACTTGATTGAAGCAATCACAAAGGCTTTTTCCTGTTCATCCATAGCCAAGAACACTGATGGAAGAATGTGAAGTTTTAGAAGGGCATAGTAAGCATAATTTGCTTCACCGTCCCCTTCTTCAATTAGTTTTTTGCTTCATCAACCTTTTCATCAAGTGACTTGGTAAATCCCTGAAACTTCTGCATCCATAACTGGAAGTCCTGCATTTCCCCGGCATCATCAACCATTGCATAGACCAAATCTTCCGGGGTCATCACACCGTAACTGTCCTGTAACTCTTTATCGTAAAGGTCAGGAAACACCGTTGACTTCACGATCATTGCCATAAGGTACTTTGAAGTAATCAGTTTTGGTCTGAATAAGTTCGGCTTGCCTGTCACCTGAACTTCAATGGTGTTTGCATCACGAAGTTCTTCATTCTCCTTGGAACTGATATGTCTGAACTCCCATCTAACAGGTGTTCCGTCTGAACCAAGAAGTGAAGCAGTAGGTGCAAACTTTTCATTTTCCTTTACCTTTTTATTCGCTTTCATAAATGCACTAAATTTTGACATTTTGTTGTTCTCCCTTCTGTTTATCAAAGAATAGAAAAAACCCCTTATATGACCTTATATAAAAGCCACACAAGGGGTTCTGTTACTTAGTTAGTAAGAAAACCCGTGAGGTTTGCAAAAGATTCAGGCATTGAGAAGTCCTCAAATGTTCCTTCAATCTCTTCATCAAGGTATTCCCCGTCAGCATCAAATTTTGCTAACACACCGCCGTCAGTGTTGCAGTCATAGAAAATGATCGTCTGTCTGCCCGCATCACTGGTTGGGTCATCATTGGTGATCTGCATTTCAAAATACACATCTTCACCAGTGTTCTTATAGTCAAGTAATGCCTGACGAAGAACTGACTGGTTATAGTGTGCCGTGCCGGAAAAAGTACCTTCCATACCACATGACTTATGACCCGCCATGATTGCACCAAGGCGGGGAACAGTAGTCTTGGTTTTCTCAACCTTTGCTTCCATATCAATCATCTGCATGAAGTTGTATCTTCTACTTCCGATTGTGATAAAACATTCAGCAAGTTTTGCTGCAATAGTGTCCCTTGCTTTCATTGTTACATTCGGCATTTTATTTCACCCCTTTCTTACGCAACCGTAACCGTTTCATAGAGTTTACCCATAGCGTTCACAACGGTGATTGCTGATGTAATCACAACCGCCTTTTTGGAATCGCCCTGTGCAACCGTAACATCAGAATCAGTGAACCCTTCAATAGCACCAAGTTCCTGTAACTGTGTACGGATTTTCACCAAGTCAGACCAAAGGGAAGTTCTGCCTGATGCATTGTTTGGAACAACACCAAGATACTTAGTGTTGAAAAGAACTGCATCATCATTTCCCAACTGGTCAATAACTCTGATCGTCTGATTGTCCTTGAATACATCCCCGCAAGTGTCCGAAGTGGTCACCATAGAGTTAATATCTTCAAGCACACGGACAACGCCGTTGACCTTATGGAAAGTGAACTCACCCGCCTTGATTGCTGCTTTCAACTCATTCTGTGTGTAATTGGTATCAACGGTGAAACCGCCGTCATATTTCTTGTTCTGACAAGACTTATTGACCGCACAACCGCTTTCTGCACCAGTTACCCAGTACACAAGTGCTGCTTCTGACCATCCTGTATCTGTTACCTTGTTCTTCACACTGATAACGCCCATATAATCAGCAGACAGGTTGTAAACAACCAACTGGAACTTGATACCAAGTTCATCACGCAAACGCTTGTTGAAAGCCACATATAACTTCTTGGTAACATCATCAGTAACCACAACGCCCATAGTGTTGTAGGTGTATGATTCGATTTTATCCAAATAAGCCTGATGTGCAGTGCCGTCAACCGTGCCGTTTGTACCACCAGTTAAAGGTGTTCCGGCAGTAACAGCAAGATCAGCAGCCTTGAATGTCACATAATCGTTTGCCACAAGATCAGCAGCCTTGGCAACTGTCTGTGTGTCAACTTTGACCGTACCGAAGTAGGTTGTAACATCATACTTGCTTGCATCATCTGCATTTTTCTGAATCACGATCTTCAAATCGTTACCACGAACACCACAATACTTTGCAGTTGCGTATGTGTTCGCTGCCTTATCACCACCGCCGTTCAGACGGTATGCGTATAAGGTCTTTGCACCCATGAACAGATCATTAAGACCAAGCATCTTAGGACTGTCAAAGGCATAACCAAAAAGTTTCAGGCTGTTCTTCTGAAAATCTTCATTGGTCACTTCAAAAACTTCCCCTTCAACACCCCAGTCAAGTTCAAGGGGCATTGTTGCGATACCTCTATCAGACAATGCAGCGGATGCGGATGCAGCCGATACAAAGTTGATATAAGCACCGGGCAGTTCTTTGTTCTGTGAGGTAAATGTACCACCACCTAAAGCCATACTATTTCACCTGTCCTTTCATGTATTTTTCAACTAAATTGTCAACAGTTTTCATGGTGTAACTTTTATCTTCATCAAGAAGGGCATCCACCAAGTCCCTTCTGTTTGCAAAACGGGCAGATGCAAGAATCTGTTCCTTGCTGAACATTGGTTCAGTCTGTTCAGACCTTGCAGCAGTTCCCGTTGCTGTCTTTTTTGCTGCCATAATCAACCACCTTCCTTCACATCCGTGCTTGCCGTCATAGTTTCCATTGGTGTCTGTTCTTCCGTCTTGACCGTGAAAAAGTCATAATTGACAAAAAAATTCAGAACACCGTCAACCACCTGATGATTCATTTTTGAACCTCTGATTGGCTTGGTATCACCGTCTGTTGTGACATACTCCAAACAGTCATACATTCTTTCAGCCACATCAGCACATTCCCGCTGCTTCTTTGCAGACTGTGGGAAATACTGGATGCAGAACTGATTGGTACGTTCATACCGTTTGCCAAGGAAAAGGTTGTTGTTTGGGTTCAAGCAAGCAATAAAAAAACAAGGCTCTTTCAAACCTTGCTTAATTTCTTCATTGTGGATTTCATAATCATCCCCAAATTCTTTGTTCAGGGAACAACTGATTGCTTCAACTATTGAATTTATCATTTACCAAGTCCCCCTAAATATTTCTTGATTTTGTTTTCAAGCACCTTTGGGGCAATTTTCTGTAATTCCTGTTCAGATATGGTCATCATAAACTGACCCTTGACCCATCCTGAATGATTGGCTGTCCTGTGTCCGTATTCAACATAAGATGCGTATTCAACCGGGTTCACAATTTCAATGACATAGGTGTCACCAAAATGATTCACCGTCAGGCTGTCTGCATACCCTTGTGCTGATGCACGTTTTTCACCAGTCCAACCACGCCTTAATGTACCGCCCTTTTTTCCTGAACTTGCCGGGTACTGTCCGACAGGTGTTCTTTTGACCACCATGCGAAGCAACCGAGCAGCAAGTTCCTTTGCACACGATTCCACAAAGTCATCAGGGTTTTGCAACTTTCCCAACTGCTGCTGAAAGTCTTTCAGACCTTTGCAGTCAAATCTTCCCATTCTACCCATTTACGCATATTCCTTGAACAGTTCAAGTGTAATTTCCTGATGCGTTGGATATGTGGAAGGGACACCGCTGCGGGTGTAGTCCGTGGTCACATTGTCCTGTGTTACTGTCAGTTTTGACCCCGCTTTGATGGTTACATCCGGGGAAACAAACAACTTTGTGCTTTGCGTGATCGTTGCTGCTGATTCTGACTGAATTGCTGTTTGCAGTTTTTCAAAAGATAATCTGCACGGTTGGTCTTGTAAGACTACAACCTCTGATTCTTCCATAAGTTTTGACTTCTCATTTTTTACCTTTTGCAGTTCCGTCACCGTCAAAGTACCAAAATAGGTTGCTTCAATGGCTTTCCTTGCAGCTTTTTGTGCTGCCTGAATCTGCTTTACCATCTGATACGCCTGAATGAATTAAATTCAGCCTTTCCATAGGATAAAAGGTAATTGATGAAAGAAGTCAGTCTTTGTTCAGGGGTCATTGAACCTTCACCAGTTGCAAAAACCGTGTTGGTGTCCCCTGTCTGAATCTGCTTGACAGCATATTCTAAATCAAACCCGGTAAGGTCATCAGGTGCAAAGGTTTTCTTGGAAAGAAGAAATTCACCCACCGCCATATCAACAGCAATGTGTTCCAGTCCTTCCGGCACATCATTCCAGTTGATTTCATTCTTGATTGAACTGCGTACTTTCTCAACGCAAAAGGTCAAGGCAAATTCATCATCTGCCTTGACCGTATAACCGAATGATTTCAACCGTTCTTTTACTGTATCAGTATCAAACATTGCAACCACCCTTTCAGATCAGAAATTATCCACGGGAAATGATACGGGCAATAGGTACTGCCTTATGATTGATATATGAACGCTTGCTTTCCGTAGTTTCCCCGGAATGTACCAGTGTCCAGTTCTCACCCTTCTTTAATTCCTCATTGGTAGGGGATAATGTAGCCTGTGACTTCTTCTCATAAGAAATACCAAAAGGTGCAAAGACCTTTCTCTGTCTTGTGTAAAGTGTGTCCTGACCACCATTCTTTTCAGGGTTACGATTCATTTCATAAGGTACTTTTACCCCTAAATCCTCATAACTGATTGAACCATTACCAAGTACATAAGTTGTGTACTCTGTAAACGCATCAATAAATACCACATAATCACCAACTTTTGGTGATTCATAACTGTCTGCCACCGGGGTAACATCAGCAGCCTTGATCTGCTTACCTTCTGTGATTGTGCTTTCAGAATCAGATACAACCTGTAAAGCACCTTCATCAGTTGACTTTGCCTTGATATAAAAACCTTCCTGTTCAGTAGTCGGCATATCGTCATCAATGACTACCAACTTACCGTTCCAAGTGTAAAGATCAAGTTCACGCTGCATACCCTGTGAATCAGTGTATTTCAGGTGTGCTACAAGGTTCAGGTTTTCAAGGTTCGTTGCAACATCACTGTGCATGAACACCAGTGTGAACTTCTTCTTGTTGGCACCACACGCCTTATTGGTTGCACTGTTCAGAGTAGTTGCGGACATTTTACCCTCAATCTTCTCTGTTACATCATAGGTGTGAGCATTAACAAATTCTTTGTTCTTTGTTCCAGTCATAGAAAATACACCTTCAAGAATTGCAACAATAGTGTCCTGATCTACACCGTCCCAATACTCACCAACCTGATCTGCGATATTCTGCATGAAATCAACACCGCCTGTAATGTCATAGGAAAAATCCTTTTCAAGCCATGCTTTAGCACGACCAACAGCAACAACACCCTGTTCAAAGGTCTTGGTACTGGTTGCAGTAATATCAGTCTGACCGTCATAATTGACTGCATCACCATCTAACAGACCACGCATTGCAATTCTTGCGTAACCTGTACCACCCTGACTACCACCAAGGGTTGCCTTAATGTCAGGGTTACCCGCCAGTGCTTTTGACTTCTTGATCTCATGCATATGAAGGTTCGGCACTCTACCAACCATATACTTGAAAGCCTGTGGGTTAAAACTCTTAGAATCAAACTTATCGTTTGGCATAAATTTTCACCTGTCCTTTCTTTTACTCACCTAAGTTAGCATCAGGATTTTCTGCTAAATAGGCACATAATTCATCATAGTTCATTTTTGAAGTGTCAACTTCTGCACCCGGTTTCTGCTGTGCGGATGCCCCCGGCTGAAAACCTTTGAAATTCTGCTGCTGTTTCTGTGCTTCAAACAGGAACTTAGTACCTTCATCACTGGTCAGTTTTTCAATCTGTTCAGCCAATCCCTTGACATTTCCTTCCTTGTCAAACTTGGCATCTTTCAGGTCTAAAAGTGCCTTGACTGCGGTGATGTTCTTTGCCTTTGCACCCGTCAGTGCCTTTTCAACAGCAAAATCAATTTTCAACTGGTTCAGTTCAGATTCATGGGTTGCCTTGGCAGTGGCATTTTCAGTCTGTAAGTCCTCAATCTGCTTTTTCAGATCAGCATTGTCCCCGGCAGATGCTTTCAGGGTTTCTAACTGACTGTCACGGTCACTGACCTGTGTTTTCAGTCCTTCAACCTCTGTCTGCAAGTTCTTAATCTCTGTTGCAGCAGTACCCTTTGCGTTCTCAATGTCATCACCATTGATTTTCATTACTGAATCAGCCTGTTCCTTGGTAAGTCCTAAATCCTCTAACTGTTTTCTTGTCATTTCTATACCATCCTTTCAAATACGTTTTTATACGGGGTTACTCCCACATGATTGGTTTTGTTCGGTTTACGCTTGACAACCCGCAAGAAAAAAGACACCCGTTGTCGGATGCCTTTTCTATGTGCTACTTGACCCAGTAGCCGGGAGATAATCAGGATCACCATGCCTTTCTCATTGTGTACGTTTTCATGTGCCTTTTATCCCCCTTTCTGACCTCATATAACCGCCATATAGCAATTATTACAGGTCTATTGATAACTTGTTAAGGTATGAAAAAAGCACGGTTATTTGACCGTGCTTTCTATACTCTATCTTTGAAGAACTCACACCATTCAGGATTTTCTTCATCAAATATTTTTTTCTGTTCAGGTGTTAGGTTGTGCGGATAATCAGCAAACATATTGAACACTTGCTTTTTGTCAAAACTGAACAGCCATTCACCGACTGAATCAGGTGTATCTTTCCACCAAATCTGATCTGTTTCATTGTTCTTATACCAGTTACTTGACATCACCCGTCACCCCTTTCTTCTGACTTTCTACTGCGGTATTTATATACCCAAGAATTTGTTCAAATTCAGTGTTTTCATTGAATGATTCAACATCCATAAGAACAACCGATTTTTCCCAAACCTTACCGAATTGCTTATCAACCGTTTTCCTACATCCAAAACGCTTATTTAGTGTTGCAGCCATTGAACCGTAACGGTCAAATGGCATCCACCCGTTCTGAAATTTTGATTGAAGTTCCAAGTATTCAACACCGCTGTCAACCCGTCTGACAATGGCTGCGTGTTTACCAGTTGCAAGGTAGTATTCTTTATTCAAGATAAGATTATTCAGGACTTCCATTGTTCCTGAAATTTCTTTCTTGACCATTGTGATTGAACCATTCACACCCGGTAATTCCAGTATTTTCTTAATGTTACTGTTCATAGAAAATACATACTGACTACTGCCACCCCTGAAATCAAGAACATCAAGTCCGTTCCTGTTTCCAATGTATGCAAAAGCCAGTGAAGAACATGAACCCTTGGTCATATCTCCACCCGCAAGCCTTTCAATGATTTCATCAGATGACAACGGCTGTGAAAGTTTCTGAACAGGTATGTGTTCAACCTTGTCCGCTTCACACGCTTTCTGAATCTGTTGAAATGCTTCACTTGGTTCTTTTTCTTTGATTGTATCATCACTGTTGACTGCTTGCAAGCCTGACTTATCACCATTGACAAATGCCTTTTCCCATTCCTTATAGGTCATATTGCCCGGTACAAAGTAGGTCTTGCCTGTTTCTTCATCCCGTGCAGCACGTTCACCAACAGCATCAAATTCATCATCAAAATATGGTACTGTGGTTGAACGGCAATGAACATGAAACGGCGGTGCAGTCACACCAACCTTCCATTCAGACATAGGGAAATGCTTGCCATCCATACCCCGGCATATATCCGAAGTGTGGGAATCCAGTGTTGCCACAATCTCAAATTGTTCAACATCCAGTTCAGTGAAGCAGTCCTTTTGTGCTGCGGAACTAAAAAAGGCTTCTTCTGTCATTACCAACCGCCCGGCGTTGGTCTTGGAAGTGTTCATCTTCCGGGCAATTTCATCAATGGCTTTCTGTGGGTCTTTTCCCAAGATGATGTTTTGTGTCAGGGTGTTGTTCAATTCATTGACCAACTTCTGACGGTTGCCCCATATCCTTTCACTGAAATTCTTACCGTCAACCGCCCAAGGCTTATTGATGACCTTGCTGATCTGCTTATCATCCAGTGCGGAAAAGTCCCAACCAACACCCACACCCTTCTGAATCTCATAGGCTGTGTGATAATAGCCGGACTTGTAAACATTCCGCATTGTGCTGTCAATGCTGTCAAGTTGGTTTCCAAACATGACTTCAATGCTCTGTTGGGTTTGTAACTTCAAGGCTTCAAGTCTGCTGATATGGAATCTTGCAGATGCATTTTCAAGCTGCTTGACCCAAGTGCCGTTGATCGCATTTTCCTGACCGTACTGAATGTACTGGTTCACATCCCATTTCAGTTCAGCAAGTTCCTTTGCGTTCAACATCCGCTTTGCTTCTGCAAGGGTTACCCCATTGTTAGATGCAAAACGCTGATACCATGCAGCAATCTGACCTTCAAGTTGCTTCTGTGCCTGTCGGTATTGTTTTTCAATATCCGCATAGCACTGAACCCCCTGTTGGTGTGCAGCCTGTTCAAGCAGTTCAAAACGCTTCTTCCAGTATTCACCGTTATTCATCTACTTCACCGCCCTGACTTCCCTTGTTTGGGTCACCTTTGTTGTCAGGGTCATCATTCTGTGTACCAAACGGGTCATACTGTGCAAGCATTTCTTTCTGTGCTTCTTCCTTCTGCTTTTTCAGGCGTTCAAGTTCTGCCTGTGGGTCATCCACCCAAGGGTGCTGACTGATAATTGTTTCATCAGAAAGAATACCAATAGATTTCTGACAGTTATCAATGGCTTCTGATTCATTGATAAGAATGTCACGGTTGAATATGATGTCTACTTCTTCACCTTCAAAGTTCCCCTGTCCTGTATTGGCAAAATGGCAATTCACAAACCAAAGGATTTCTTCAAAGGCTGCCTGATATTCTGTTTCTGTATCATTTGCATCAATGTCAATGTCAGAATACATTGACTGAATGTTCATCTGATTAGGGTTGCCGGAAAGTCTGTCATCCTTGGCATCATAGCCCATTGCGTTCTCAATCAATGCTTTCTTGAAGATTTCCACAATAGCCTTGTAGTTATCCGCATTGACTGTGATTTCAAGGGTTTCAACCCCGCCCTTGGTATCACCGTCATATCTGACCTTTACCGCACCATAGGTTGCAAGATTCTTTCTGAACTCACCCAAATTAGTACCGTCATAGTTCTTCAATACCAAAATGGTGTTCCGGGCATCTTCTTGCATATTATTTTCAAAGTCCGACAGCATCACATTGATACCGTCCTGTAAAGACTTGACCCTTTTCAGCAGTGGTGTTTCCTGTTCATTGGCTTTCAATGGAATCAGGGGAACACGTTGCCAGTTGAACCCTGTCACCTTCCCGGTTGCATCCGTCATGGTAACATGGTAACAATCGGCTTCACCGTTGTTTGTCAGATCAGGGATAAGTGTTCCGTGGTCAAGAATGAACCTGTGAACACCATCAACATCATACACTTCAACCTTTTCAATGACGGTTGGGGTTGTTCCCTCATATCCAATCACCAAGTAAAGCCTAACTGCAAAGTCAAGCATTGTATGATCGTTGTCTTTCCAAAACGGCAAAATCTCATAGCCGGGGAACAGCCTGAAAGTGAAATGACCTTCATTGTCATAATACGGATATAACCAACAGATTCCCCCGTTGTATGCTGCCTTACCGCTGTTTTTTATGGTTTTCATAAACCGCTTATTAAACACTTTTTTCAGCAGTTCAACATATTGGTCATTCTCACCGCTTATTGCAAAAGGCTGACCGAACAGATAATTTGCTTTCTGATTGACCATTTTTGCATACTGGTTATCAATGATCCTGTTGTTTGGCAAGTTCTCAACAACCTGTAACTTGCCATCCTCACCTATCATTGTACGTTTCCGCTTCAAAATATCGTGTTCATTGTCATAGTACAGTGAACCCTTAATCTGCATGATGCGGTGGGGTGACGTTTTCCATTTCATAATTTCTTTTTCAAGAAATTCCTTGTCAGTCATCCTTGACCTTGCACCGTCCAGTATAAAGTTGGAAACCTTCAATGTCAGTGTGTTTATTAAGGAACTGAACACGGTTCAATTCACCCCTTTCATGGCATAATAAAATCAAAACCCCTGAAAACACTATGTTTCCAAGGGTATGTGTTACTAATTTGTTTCTAATATCTCAAAAAGTAGTTATACAGGTGTCATAGGCGGTCACCGATTGCAACCGCCCCGGAGTAAGCATTTGACAACCTTTTCCTACCGTCCAAAAAGAAACGGCTGCTGACACCGTGTATTCTACCCGGTAATTGCTTAATCAAAACTAAAGGCATCACCTTTTGCCATCTGTTCAATCGCATAACGCATTGCATCCATCAGGTGGTTGAAATCATCAATAGGACGGTTCAGTTTCTTGCCTGTCTTGGCATCCTTGTCCCATTGATAGTTGCTGATCTCTGTGATGAAATTCACGCATCTTGGGTGAATGATAATGTGATAGTCCTGAATGAAGTCAATGCCGTTGTTGATGCTGTCCTTGCCCTTCCTTGCTTTCCTGATTCCTTTCAGACCCAGTTCACGCAAGCGGTCAATGCTCTTTGGTTCTGCTGAATCGGCTGTGATCTTCTCTTTCACATATCCCATCCGCTGAACCTGTTCGGCAATGGCTTCATTACTCATACCCGGCTGATACATTTCATCAAAGACCCAAATGGTCTTGCTTGACTGATCTATCAGACCACAAAACAGTGCTGACGGGTCATTTGTATAACCAAAGTCAAGACCGAATACAGACTTGACCCCGGCAATCTTCTTGACTTCATCAACACTGAACGCCTTTTCTTCCCAATTTTCATAGACAAGACCGTCTACAATACCCCAATCACCAAGACCCGCCACTTTGTAACGCCTTGGGTTCTGCTTCTTCATGGTTTCAAAGACTTTCAAGTCTGCCTTATCCAACCATTCATTGCACTTGTAATTGGTGGTCATTGCAAGGGTTTCATCATCAGGGGCATCAAAAAACCGCTTCTTTATCCAGTGGTGTTCATTCCACGGGTTCAGTGTAAGGGTTATTTGCTTGAACAGTCCTGAACCGTCAGGAACAGCACCACGGATTGATTCATCAAGCATATTGAAATCATCTTCTGAACTGATTTCATACGCTTCTTCAATCCACATCCAACACAAACAGCCAATATCAACGGTTATTGATGTTACTTTCAGGGGGTCATCCAGTCCCCTGAAATAAATCTTTTGACCTGTCGGTTTGTAGGTCATTTCAAGTGGTGATTCTTTGATTTCCCAAAAGGCATCAACGCCAAGGCGGTGAATCGCCCACTTCAATTCTGTGAAACAGGAATCTTTCAGGGTTCTGAAAGTCTTTCTGACCACAAGGGTATTTGCCTGTGGGTACTTCATCATATTGGTGATATACCAAAGGGCAGTTGTTTTTGATTTCTTGGATGCACGGCTGCCCTTGCATACCCTATATCTACCTTTCCAACGCCAAAAAGTACCGTAACCCTTACCAACCAGTTCAGGCAGCAGCACTTTCTTCTTGCCGGACTTTGTAGCTTTGTAATCTTCCGGGTACAGGATAAACTTCTGATACCCAAAAACATATTGTGAAGATATTCTGTTCTTGACCATAGACGATCACCGCCTAATCTTCAAGGGCATCTTCACCAGTGATAACAATAGGCTGTGTGATATTCACATCAATCTTGTCATTCCACATACCCAAATGCTTACCAAGTAATTCAAGTGCTTTCAGCTTTGGTGAAATCTTCACTTCCCTTTCAACGCTTGACCCGGTTTCTGATTCAGACTGTTTATATTTCACGGATTCAATACAGGCAAGGTCATCATCATTTGCATTGTCTTTGATTCTTCCGTGACTATCAACAAGGTCTGTCATCTTCACAAAAGCAATGCGGGCAAGTTCTAAAACAACCCTGTCCTGATTGATTCCTGTTCTTTTGCTGCGTTCTGCCATTGCAACACTTATTGCCTGTTGAACCTTGACATTTGCCAACATCCTTGAACCTTGCTGATCTGCTGTTTTTGCCGAATAACCCGCACGAATGGCTGCTTGTGTTGCGTTCAGGTCAATCAGGTATTCTTCAACAAAACGCTGCTGTTTTTCAGTTAATTTTGCCGTTTTTGCCATCAAACAACACCCCTTTCATGTATTTTTGCAATAAAAAATCCCTGAAACATTACATTTCAGGGTGCAAATATCGGCATAAACAAAAAAGAATTGTGAAAAAACAACCGCTTCTTCACAATTCCCATCTTGTCAAGATACATCCTATCATTAGATTCAAGAATACACAATATACTTGAAACAACAAAATCTATCGTAAAACGCTCTTTTTGTTGTTTCATGTGACAGTAAATATACATTAAGTTAAGTAATGCAGATCATCATAAGTTTCTTCAAACCTTGTAAGTGCCTTTTTGTGAAGATTCCTGACATACTGATATGACATACCCATTTCACCTGATGCAACTTTCAAACTCTTAAACTGCACATACACCTTGAACAACACCTGTGAATACCTTGCATTGTGTAGACCTCTAATCTGCTTGATGATCTGTTCCTTGGCATCTGAAAAGCGGTCAATCTCTGCATTGATTTCATCATTGAAAGCAACATAATTTGTAACTGCCTTGCATAAACTGTCACCTGACGGACTTGTCTGCACTCTTTCAGCAGAATAATCTATTGCCCCGGTACTGCAAGCATTGATTTTCATATCATCAAGGCGTTCTAAGTCCTGATTGATATTAGTATCAAGTTCCTGTAACTGTCCTAAATATTCCCTTGCGGATAATGTTTTCATTCTTTCACCTGTCCTTTCCCGGTTACGCTTGCGGTTACGGATAAAATCACACTAAAAACACCCTGAAAGCCTTGAATTTCCTACTGGTTACGGTTAGTTACGGTTACGGTTCACGCCTTATACTCTATATTTTTACTTTTTATGATGTATAGAATA